GAGCCACAAAACAAGATAGAAACATTCAGCAAGAGCGAGCCACAAGATAAGATAGAAACAATGTGAGTGAGCGAGCCATATAACAAGATAGAAACACTCTTGGAGAGCGAGCCATCATTGGCGATAGAAACAAATGTCCGGAGCGAGTCAATGTACGTGAAAGAAACATTATACTAAAGCAAGCCCAGAGGAATGATTGAAACAAAAATGTAGAGCGAGCCATTAAATTAGATAGAAACATATCCGCAGAGCGAGCCAATAAGAAGGACAGAAATAAGACTATCGAGCGAGCCATCTGAAAAGATAGAAACACTTGACAGGAGCGAGCCACAGAGCGCGATAGAAACAAATTTGGGGAGCGAGCCACATGATGAGATAGAAACACTCCGACGGAGCGAGCCATATAAATTGATAGAAACATAACCACAGAGCGAGCCAATTATGCAGATTCAAACATAAAACTCGAGCGAATAATTAATAGACTTGGAGTAATAAAATTAATTACTATAATGAAAACGATAAATATGCTTCGGAGTGGTTACGTAACCTAGTCCGAGAGAAATTGATACCAGAGGGAGTTGTAGATGATCGATCAATCGAAGATGTCCAACCAAAAGACCTTAAAGAGTTTAAACAGTGTCACTTCTTCGCAGGAATCGGAGGGTGGGCTTACGCCCTCCAACTCGCCAGGTGGGATTCAGACCGACCTGTTTGGACTGGAAGTTGCCCCTGTCAAAGTTTCTCAGCAGCAGGACAAAGAAAAGGCGCAGATGACGAGCGTAACCTTTGGCCACAATGGTTTCGCCTCATCAGAGAGTCAAGACCTGCAACAGTCTTTGGCGAGCAGGTTATTGGAGCGATTGGGTTCGGGTGGCTGGATGCAGTCGCAACAGATCTTGAAGCGTGTGACTACCGATTCGCTTCGAGCGTATTGTCAGGATACACTGTCGGAGCCTATCACCGGAGGCAGCGATTATGGTTCGTGGCCGACACCACAAACGATGGACGGAGCAAGAGGCAATCAAATAAGGAGTCGAGAAGAACTCAGCCCTCGTGCGAAGAAAGGCGGTTGTTCGAATTTGAGAGAGAGCGTTCACACATGGCCGACACCGAGGACAGTAGACGGGACAGGGGGAGCAGCCAAATTAAACAAGAGGGGAAAACGTCAGAGCGACACCACGGGAATAGAGTACGGAGCAAACCTCAGGGACAGCGTTCACACATGGCCGACTCCGTCAACGAGGGATTACAAGGGGGGCTACCAGGGCGGTCGAACGAGGAACGGACACATCTCAACGGATACATTGGACATAACAGCTCAGTTGACTGGAGAGCAGTCGAATGGGTCGAATGTGGAGACGGAAAAACCCGCCCGATTCCGCTTGAATCCGATGTTCAGCCTTTGGTTAATGGGGTACCCGAAGTCATGGATTCAGAAGGCAATCCCAGAAAATACAGTTACTCAGGCTCGCTCAAAGGCATAGGTAACGCAATCATACCTCAAGTAGCAGCTAAATTTATTAGTGCTTATATGGAAGTAAAATGAAAAAAATAACAACAATATTAAGTTTAGGGGCAGGTGTTCAATCTTCAGCTTTAGCTTTAATGGCAGCTAAAGGAGAAGTAACTCCTATGCCTGATGTAGCAGTATTCGCTGATACTGGGTATGAACCAAAAGCCGTGTACGATTGGTTAGATTGGTTAGAAAAACAACTACCATTTAAAGTTGCGAGAGTTTCGAGGGGTAATCTCAGACAAGATCAAATTAACACGAGAGTTAGATCAAGCAGAGGTGCTGCTTTACCTTATTTCACTTTAAATAAGAAAGATGGTAGCGTGGGTATGTTACAACGACAATGCACAGCAGAATATAAAATAAACCCAGTAACCAAATACACCAGGGAGCATATTTTAGGTTTAAAGCGTAGACAAAGATTTCCTAAAGAACATGTGGTTGATTTGTGGTATGGCATATCTTATGACGAAATACAAAGACAAAAAGTGCCTTTTGTCGAACCATGGCGCAGAAACGTATACCCTTTGATAGAAAAAAGAATATATAGAGGTCAATGCCTGGAGTGGATGAAAAAGAACAATTATCCAGAGCCACCACGATCAGCTTGTTTATGTTGCCCTTTTCACAATAATCATGAATGGTTAAAAATAAAGAATGGGCCTAAAAAAGAATGGGAAGATGTCGTTCAATTTGATAAAACTATTCGAAAATTAAGCGGTGTTGATGGGAATTTATTTCTGCATAGGTCATGTAAACCATTAGATAAAATAGATTTCTACACGTTATCTAATTCAGCGCAAATGAGTTTACTTGACGAATGTGAAGGATATTGTGGAGTTTAAGGCTCAATAAAATGCCCTAACTCCTCATCATAAATATATTTACCTTTTCTAAATCTTTCATCATCTAATTTTTCATCAAAATGTTCGTGATAATACTCTTCAAAAGCATTTAACAAAGCGTTAGCTAATCTATAACCAGAACTTTTACCATTATTAAAATCCTCTAAATACTTTAATATTTCAGCGGAATCTATATTATCTATTATTTCATAAAACTCACCCCTATTTTGAGCGTGTTTTAAATACATTTTCATTCGAATTTTTTTAGGAACTTGTAACCAATAAGAATAATTATTTGTTAATCTTAAAAATTCTAATTCATCTGTTATGTCAATAACTTCTCCCATAATCATCTCCTTAACTAATATTGTTTTTTACCCAGTCATTAATATAAGAATCATCTTCTTTTTTATGTGAGTCAAGATGTGCTTGGTTAAGAACATCTAAAGCATCCTCTAATAGTTGAATATTATCTATGGGAGGATCCTCAGACAAGCTATCAACAATAGCTCTCTTAACTAACATAAATTTTTCATAACTTAAAGTAATTGAATTATTCATTTTACTTTTTCTGAAACAGGTTTTTTTGACTGCTTCGCCATTTCCTCATCTACAAAAAAAGATATTTGTTTAGATGGGCTACGGTGGTTTTTATTTGATATTTCCCATAACTTTTCCCATACATTTACAGGTACAGCTACAGATTTGTATTTTTGAACATTAGGCATAATTACTCCTTTAATTTATTGAAGCCAGTCTTTTAATTCTTCACCCATGACAATGCTGGCAATATTCATTTTATTGCGAAGAGCTTTTACGATGCGTTCATCAATCGTACCCTCACAAATAAAATCAATATAAGTCACAGGATTTTTTTGACCTATGCGATGCGCTCTGTCTTCAGATTGAGTTCGAATCGCTAAATCAAAACTATTAGCAAAGTAAATGACGTTCTGTGCAGCAGTTAAGGTAATACCCATACCACCTGTTTGTGGGTTGCCTACAAAAAACTTAGCTTCACCATTTTGAAACTGGTCAATGGCCGTGGTCCGTTCTTCATCTTTGGTATCTCCAAAATAACTAACCACAGACTTACTTCCATATTTTTTTATCAAGGCATTTTGTATTCGCACCACGTCATATCTAAATCTTGACCAGATAATTGTTTTACCTTCTATTTCCTCTATGCACGATAACATTTCATTTAATCTATTATCTTTAATATCTATTAATTCATCGCTATCATCTGCTTTTGTGTGCCCGGACAATACTTGTTGCATTCGTAATAATTGAGTCATGACATTATTTGCTGTCATAAACTCCTCATCGTTAATATGTGCAACGGCATATTCTTTTAAGTCTTGATAAATTCTTTGTTGCTCTTCGGTCATTGACACGTTTCTTTGTGTATAAATTTTATCAGGTAGATCCATACAATCTTTTTTAAGAACTCTCGAAGAAAACCCTCTTAAAATACTTGTTAGTTCATCCAGGTATCTATACCCAACAATCATGTTAAAAGAATGCGAACCCACGCTACGTTTTTTAGTTACGGCATAACGATGTTGAAAATGATGAAAGTTTTTACCACAGTCACCTAGCAAACGCTCATCTAAAAATCTACATTGCGCCCATAAATCCATAGGCGATTGTGTAACAGGAAAACCAGTTAGTATTCTTCGATATATGGCGTACTGGCTAAGTTTAATTAGAGCTTTGGTTCGTGATGCTTTGTGATTTTTTATAGTTGTAGATTCATCTATCGCTAACAGTGCTTTTGAGTGTAATAATAATTTTTCAAGATACTTAACACCTTTAGCCGTGGACAGTGCTTCAACATTCATAATAAATATTCGTAACCCCTCAAAACTATCCATCATTCCCATTAAATTTTCTTTTTCTTTTTTACCTGGCGATGGTTTCCACACCATCATTTTTGTTTTTATGGTATCAGGAAGATGCGTAGGTATTTCAAGATTATGCCAGTTACGATAAACACCTTTAGGTGCTATGACTATGAAGGTATCTATCTTGCCTTTTTCAAATAAAATACCTGCATTATCTATACAAACTTTAGACTTTCCGGTACCCATTTCCATAAAAAAAGCATAGTTCACACGGTTCCAACAATCTTCAAGAACTTTCTTTTGATGGTCAAAAGGCGTGGTTTTAAACTTATATTTTTTATTATCCATGACAGATATAATACCATGGGATTATTTATTGTTGCAAATATTAATAGTAAAAGGTATATTCGATGGTAAGAAAGTTAAAGGAGAAAGGAATGACTGTTTACGTAACACAAGAAAACCCCCGTGTAGATATGGTATCTGCCACGAAGTGGGGTGAACTTATCCCTTTATCTTCTGCTAATGATCAAGTGCATCTCAACCCCATGAGAATGATTACACAAATCACCTCTAAATTAAAGGGGTTTAGTGATGACGACTATTTATTAGCTGTGGGAGATCCAGCAATTATTGGTATTGCTTTTACCATTGCATCTAATCAAAACAATGGACACGTTAATTTATTAAAGTGGGACAAATTTGAAAAAATGTATTACCTGGTAAAGATTAATTTTAATTGTGGGATTGAAGACTAACCAACCTGAAGAGGAATTACTTATGAATGAAATATTTGAAGCGATAGAAGCGGAAAGTGAAAAATTTAAAGAGGTAAATGCTGAGAGTGGTAAAGAGCTTTCAGTTCTCATTGAAGAAGCTAATAAGATGAGGAAAAAAATTGAGGCTTTGGAAGAGGAGATAAAGAAAGAGAAAAAGCAGTATGCAGCTTATCTTTATGACTTGATACCTGAACAAATGAATACTATGGGACTGGATAAAGTAGAAGCTGATGGATCAGTAGTATCTTTAAAAAGTTTTGTTTCAGCACGAATGCCAACCGACCCAATAGAGAAACAACAAGCGTTGGAATATCTACGTTCAATCGGTAAAGGTGACTTCATTAAAAATGATTTATCAATATCTTTTGGGGTATCAGAAGATGATAGATGTATGAAGTTACAAAAAGAGTTGGAGGGTCATGGCTATCACTGTTCAAGTAAGGTCTGGATAGAACCACCTACTTTAAAGAAACTTATAAAGGATTGTGTAGAAAACGGAGAGAATATAGATCTCGAAAGGTTCAACACATATTTAGGTACAACTGCTGTAATTAAGGGAGTGAAAATATGAAAAACCAAATCAGCAAAGAACTAGAAACAGCGTTTCTTGAAAACGCAAACTCGGGCATGGAAGAGGTATCTAACGATGACTTACAAATGCCTTTTATAAGAGCATTACAACCACTTAATCCACAACTGCAAAGTGATGAAGCAGATTATATTCCTGATGCAAAGGCAGGGGACATTTTTAATACGGTCACTAAAAAGTTTTGGAAGGCTGATGATGGTCTATTGGTCATTCCAGTGTATTACCAAATGAAATACCTGGAATTTATTCCAAGAGGTCAAGATGGTGGAGGATTTGTGGGTGAGATTAATCCTACAGACCCTTTAATCAAACAAGCAAAACGAGATGAAAGCAACATTGAAATGTTACCTAATGGCAATGAGTTAATAAGAACAGCTCAACATTATGTAAAGATTTTACACGAAGACGGTTCGTTAGAATCCGCAGTAATTGATTTAAAGAAAACTGGCTTGAAAAAATCCAGAATATGGAATTCATTGATGGCCATGCAAAAAATTAAATCAACAGGTAAAACCATGCCAACTTTTGCTAATGTATACCGTGCTACTACAGTCAAAGAGAAGAATGACAAGGGTACATGGTATTCGCTTAGTTTCACAATGGAGAAAACGGTGCCAGACATACAAACGTTTAATGAAGCAAAAGACTTCAGTGACGCTTTGAAGTCTGGTTCAATCTCTCTGGCTCCCCCAGCCTATGAGCCTGAGAAGATTGGAACTGAACAAGAAGTGCCATTCTAACCATTGTGGGGCTTGTCCCCCCTTTATTTTCCTTTGACAAGGGGGGACATTTCTAATGAGTTTAGCACAAAAATTTCTTTTGTTATTTTCAGGGTGCACCACAGCACATGGGCAAACCACTGTGCTTGATAGTGCTCGAAACGGAAAAATGAACGCAAAAAGTTTCATTGTCCGTGAAGCATTAACGGTTGACCTGGTGGAACAACATTTAAAAGGTGAGCGTGGTATAGGTTCAATACCCATAGACGAATACAATAAATGTGTGTTCGGCGCGTTAGACATTGACGACTACAACTTAGACCTGATTGCATTAAAAAATAAAATAGACAGATTAAAACTACCGCTGGTCGTGTGTCGATCAAAAAGTGGTGGCGCACATTGTTTTCTGTTTGTTAAAGAAAAGATATCGGCAGCTGAGATGCGTGACAAGTTAGCGGAGTTTGCTAGTGCATTAGGTTTCGGGGGGTGTGAGATTTTTCCTAAACAGGAAGAAGTAAAAGTAGAACGAGGGGACGTAGGTAATTTTATTAATCTACCTTATTTTAACGCTAAATATTCTACTCGATACGCCATTAAAAAAGATGGTGATGCTTACACATTAGAGGAATTTTTTAAACAAGTAAGCAATCTTGCACTAACACCAAAACAATTATTAGATTTTAAAATACATAATGACGACAATTTATTACCACATGGACCACCATGTTTACAGCAATTAACAGAGTTTGGAATTCCTGAAGGTGGTCGTAACACAACTCTTATGAACATAGGGATATACTATAAAATGTCCAACCCTAGCGACTGGAAAGAGAAGCTAGAAGAACATAATCAAAATTATTCAAGCCCACCATTACCCGCAAAAGAAATAGTCGATATACAAACTAGGTTGGATAAGAAAGACTATTATTACATGTGTAAACAAGAGCCGTTATGTAGTCATTGTAATCGTGGCTTATGCCGTAACCGCAAGTTTGGTATTGGAAACAATCAAGCATTTCCAATATTAGGAGGGTTGACTGTTGTTCAGTCGGAACCTCCAGTATGGTTTGTAGATGTTGATGGAGCAAGGTTGGAGCTAACTACTAGACAATTACAAATGCAGGTAGAGTTCCAACGTGCTTGCATGGAACAAACTTATCGTATGCCGGTACGCATGAAAGAGAACGACTGGAGAGATTTAGTAGATAATTTATTAGATAGTGCTACTAGAATCTCAGTGCCTGAAGAGTTAACACAAAAGGGTTTATTTAACGAGTTACTTGAAATTTTTTGCACTAGCCGTATTAGAGCCACCAGCCCTGAAGAGTTACTGACAGGTAAGCCTTGGACAGATGGTGGACTAACTTTTTTTAAATTAAGCTCTTTACAAGATTTTTTAAGACGGCATGGGTTTACAGATTACACTCGTGGTCAAATCACAGAGCGATTAAAAGAGCTAAACAACGGAGCAAACTCGGATAAAGAATATCGATTTAAAGACTCTCGCGACAAATGGCGTAAGGTTAGAGTGTGGTTTATTCCTGAAATGAAACGAGGTGAAGTTGAATTACCAGACGTTGAAATAAATGAGGATACTCCTTTTTAAGATGATTAAAACTATTTTAGGCCCGCCTGGCTGTGGCAAAACACATACTAATACTTTGTTAATTAGACAGTGTATCGAAGATGGTATTTATCCTGAAAGAATAGCTTGTGTTTCGTTTACTAAAAAAGCGGCACAAGAAAGTAAGGACAGAGTGTTCAGAGATCTAGGGGTAGAAAAAAATCGTTTACATTATTTTCAGACATTACATTCTATGGCTTTTCGAGCAGGTCAATATAAAAAAGAAGATGTGATACGTGGCACAGACTTAAAAGCCGTTGGAGATGCTGTGGGCATTAGTTTCAACGCTATAACTAATACTAATGGTCAAGAATCTGATTTCAGTATGTTAGGTATTTCTCCAGGCGACCAATATTTAGGTATCTATCACCTAGGCAGAAACATGCGGATATCAACTGAAAAGTCTTTTAATTTAATATCAAACTATAAGTTACACTGGGAAGAGTTGAAAAGATTAATATCTGTTTATGAAAAATATAAAAAAATTAACGGTAAAGTTGATTTTACAGACATGATAGAAACTTTTATTAATAGAAATGAGCCAGTGGACATTGATGCGTTATTCGTAGACGAAGCTCAAGATTTATCTACTTTACAGTGGGATATGGTAGATATTTTAAGAGTAAAACCAAAAATACAAATTTTCACAGGTGACGATGATCAGGCCATTATGGGTTTTCAAGGTGCAGATGTAAAAAGATTTCTTAATGCAACAAAAGATAAAGAAGTATTGAGCAAGTCTTATAGGTTACCTCAGGAACCATGGTTTGAGGCTCAACGAATTGTGTCAAGAATTAGTGGTCGTGCGCCTAAAGAATGGTCGCCAAGAGATGATAAAGGCTCTGTGCAGTTTCATCAAAATCTATGGGACTTACCTTTGGATCAAGGTGAATGGTGCATTATGACAAGAACAAATAGGTTAGGGGATGTGTACGCTAGAATGTTACGTGATGAGGGATGGGTATATAGTCGTCATGGTCATCCTAGTGTGCCAATAAAAACATTCCAAGCTATTCTTGACTGGGAAAAATTGTGCAAAGACAAGGTAATCGATACTCCAGGAATAAAAAGTATTTATAATTTTATGAGTGTAGGTGTAGGTTTTAAGAGGGGGTTCGGGCCTAGATCAAGTGCCATCATGCAACTTAATCCTGACAACGTATTCACGCTTGACGAAATGAAACAGGGGTTAGGATTACTTGCAGATGAAAATATGCGTTGGCACCAAGTTCTTGACAAAGTTGATGTAGAATCTCAAAATTACATTCTAAATGCTTTAAAACGCGGAGATAATGTGAAAAATCCAAGAATAAAAATAAGCACAATACACTCTATGAAAGGTGGTGAATGCGATAATATTTTGGTTGTTCCTGACCTATCTCCAGCAGCATACAAAAATTATTACGAAGATCCAGACACTGAACACAGAGTTTTTTATGTTGCGGTTACAAGGGCTAAAAAATCTCTGCATTTTTTAGAACCACAATCTAATATGTTTTATCAAATATAATTATGCAAGAAGAACTAATATTTGACGAAAAAGTATGGACACCACCAGAGTCTTTTCCAGACTTATCTCAAGAAAAATTATTAGCCATAGACGTAGAAACTAAAGATCCTAACCTCACCACTAAGGGTGCAGGGTGGTTCAGGAACGATGGACACCTCATAGGCATCGCTGTAGCGTCTAAAGACCAACAATGGTACTTCCCCATGCGTCATGAGGGTAGAGGCAATCTCAGCCCAAATTTGGTGGCTTCTTGGCTATGTGACCAGTTATCGCACGGCATGGACGTAGTGATGCACAACGCTCAGTACGATTTAGGGTGGTTACATCATGAAGGGATTACGGTTCATGGTTCAGTGTTCGACACGATGGTAGCGGCAGCATTGCTTGACGAGAATAGATTTAGCTACTCGTTAGATGCGTTAGGTAGCACTTACATAGGTAAAAGGAAGGCTAATTTAGAGTTAAATACCACCGCTAGTCAGCATGGGGTCGATGCGAAGAAAGAAATGTGGCGATTACCTGCTGCTCGAGTTGCTAATTATGCCGAGACGGATGCCAGAATAACTTATGATTTATGGTCGGTGTTGCATCAAAAATTAATACAAGACGACTGTAAGAATATATTAACTTTAGAACTGGCACTAATACCCATTATTTTTGAGATGAGAAAAAAAGGTATACGCATAGATTTAGAACAAGCAGAAAAAACTAAAAAGATTTTAGAAACAAAGGAGAAAAAACTTCTGCAAGAAGTGAAAAAAGAGGTAGGCTTTTTTATAGAGCCTTGGAACGCAACAAGTCTGGCAAAGGCTTTTGATACATTGGGGTTAAAGTATGAAAGAACGCAAAAATCGGGTGCACCGAGTTTCACGAAACATTTTCTTAGCAACCACGAACATCCTATCGCACAGAAAATTCTTGAGATTAGAGAATTTAACAAAGCAAACACTACGTTTATCGACACTATTTTATCTCATCAGCATAATGGCCGCATTCATTGTGAGTTTAACCAACTTCGTAGCGAAGTAGGAGGCACAGTTACCGGCAGGTTTTCATCAAGCCACCCTAACTTGCAGCAAGTTCCTGCTAGGCACCCTGAGATAAAAAAGATGATACGAGGTTTGTTTTTACCTGAGGAAGATAAACTGTGGGGTAGTTTTGATTACTCCGCACAAGAACCACGGTGGTTGATGCACTATGTAAGTTTAACACCTACAACCAAAGATGATCATCGGGTGCAAGAAATAATTAAACAATATCACCAGGAGGACTTTGACTTTCATCAGATGGTAGCAGATTTAGCAGGAGTAGAAAGAACGATAGCTAAAACAATTAATTTAGGCATTATGTATGGCATGGGATTAGGTAAATTATCTAATGTGTTAGGCGATATATCTATGGGAGAGACTAAAGAGATACGAAATGATTATGATGACAAAGTGCCATTTATTCGTGAAATAGCTAACGCTGTGTCTAAAGCAGCGGAGTCTCGTAAAGAGATTAGAACATTATTAGGTCGTAAATGTAGGTTTCCGATGCGAGAGAAGGGTGTGTATGGCAGTAAAAGCTCGGAGTTTTTGCATGTGGATAGGTTAGAAAGGGAGTGGCAAGCAATACTTGATATGCCAATAGAAGAGAGAGAAAAAGACTGGGAGTATCGAAACCCTAAGTTTTTTAGGGTAGCTAATACTTACAAAGCCCTGAATCGTTTGATACAAGCGTCTAGTGCAGATCAAACCAAACAAGCATTATTAAACTGCTATAACAATGGTTTTACCCCAATGTTGACTGTGCATGATGAATTATGCTTTTCTATAGATGAGGAAGATATAGATAAAATTAAAGATTTGATGGAAAACTGCGTCAAAATGCAAGTGCCATCAAAAATAGATGTAGGACTAGGAAAAAACTGGGGAGAGACAAAATGATAAAAAATTTAATATATTATTTATTTATGACAATATATTTATTTTGTGCTGCAATAACGGTAATATTTTGTGGAATTGCAGGTATTATAATTACTACTTTATTAAATTTAAAAAGGCATTACGATGGCAGTCAGAAGCACATCTCAAAAACCTAAAAGGCAAAAAAATGTAGCTAGAACAACTACCGGTAAAAATCCTAATTTCCGGCCCACTAAAAAAGGTGCGGGAATGACAGCTAAAGGTGTAAAAGAGTTTCGTAAAAAAAATCCTGGTTCTAAATTAAAAACTGCAGTAACGGGTAAAGTAAAACCTGGCAGTAAAGCAGCTAAAAGGCGTAAATCATTTTGCGCTAGGTCATTAGGTCAATTAAAAAAATCATCAGCAAAGACAAGGAACAATCCTAATTCTCGTATTCGACAAGCGAGAAGACGCTGGAAATGTTAGTATGGATGACGATATTTTTGAGACTAATATCCGCAATGAGATACGGGATTGGTCAAAAACATTTCTAGAAAAACCAAATAAAAATTATAATAATTTTCCTGCATGTCCCTTTGCCGCTAAAGCGTGGGCCGATAATAGAGTGGACATTCAATTTAGTTATGACAACAGCCCTTTAGAATTTTATCAAATATTATCTAATTATGATGATAGATTTGAGTTAGTCATTTTAATAGATTTAGGATACGATTCTAATTCTGATAGATTTCATGAATATTTATCTGGAATAAATGAAACTATTGCACAAAATTGTTTTGGAGATCGAGATTTATTTGTAATGGGTTTTCATCCTGAAGATGAAAGTAATGAATTACTTAATAATGAAGAAACTATTGAAACACAAACTTTTGAAACAGAATCTGAAGAAATGTATTCTATGATTTTTATACAAAGATTAAGTTTATTATGTGAGGCTTCAAATAAATTGCAAAAGAAACGGTATTATGATAGAAAATTTGGTAATTATGAAGTATCTAATATATTGGAAAACAGAAATAATTTATTTAAGAGGATGATAAAATGTCAAAATTAAAAAAAGGTGCGAGTAAAAGAGGTAAAAAAACAGTTAAAAAAACTGGGGCTAGGGGTAGAAAAACAGTTAAAAAAACCGGCACTAAAGTTAAAAAAACAGTTAAAAAAACTGGCACTAAAAAAACTAGAACTAAACGTAATGTAGGTGGCACAGTTAAGAAGACAGGCATGAATCGCGGTGGTGTTAAGAAGACAGGTATGAATCGCGGTGGTGTTAAGAAGACAGGCATGAATCGCGGAGGAGCAGGCATAGTTAAAAAAACAGGTATGAGAGGTGGAGGAATGAAGCCTACTCAAATGAGAGGTGGAGGAATGAAGCCTACTCGAATGAGAGGTGGAGGAATGAAACCAGTTAGGGGAAGATAAGAGTATGTCTCAAAAAAGTAAAGCTAAACCAACTAATCCAGCTTTATACGCAAGGGTTAAGGCAGAAGCTAAACGTAAATTTGACGTTTATCCTTCAGCTTATGCTAATGCTTGGTTAGTGCGTACCTATAAAAAACGTGGTGGTGGTTATAGGACTACTACCGCCACGACCACTAAAAGAAAGACCACAGCAAGAAAATCTACTACAAGAAGAGTAGCAGGTAAGAAAATTAAGGTGAAACGTGGCTAAACCCAAAGGTGGTTTAACAGAGTGGTTCGGTAAAGGCTCTAAAGGTGATTGGGTTGATATTGGCGCACCTAAAAAAGATGGGAAGTTTCAATCTTGCGGTAGAAAATCTACAAAAACCAGTAAAAGAAAATATCCTAAATGTGTGCCTAGAGCTAAAGCCAGGAGCATGAGCAAAGAACAAATTGCTAGTGCTGTTCGTAGGAAAAGGGCTAAGGCTCAAGGCGTAGATGGAAAACCTACAAACGTAAAAACTTTTAAAGCGAAAGAAGGCGGTTTAGCAAGTAAGATTGCAATAGGGTGCGGAGCAATAATGAACAATAGGCGTAAAAAAACTAAATACGCTTAGCCTTGTCTACGAGGTCCAAAGAACGGGTTGCGTAAACCAATACCCCTCATTTCTCTAAAATTTCTCATAGGACTTTCACCAAAACCTGGTGAAAAAGGTCTGCGAGCAGGTCTAAACCCAACAGGTAAACCAAATCTAGGTGGTGGTGTTGGTCTAAAACGGTCAAATCCTCTTAAAATACCCTCCAACCCAAATCTAGATGGTGGTGTAGGCATTGATACTGGTCTTGTAGGAATACCAAACTCTGGTAAAGGCATTGGCCGCATCATAGAATCGTCAGGTTGTGGAGTTGATGCTATTGGTTGTTCTGGAAAATTTACTCCACTGTCTCTTAATCTACCAAAAAAACTTCTAGCAAAATCATTGTCTGATTGATCCATAACAGGGGGTGCCATTGGTGGTGGTGCCATTGGTGGCTGTTCCATAACAGGGGGTGCCATTGGCGGTGGTTCTTGCATCGGAGGCATAGAGGGTTGCATATTAAGTTGTTCAGAAGGAAGAGCGGGTGGTGGCTCAGGTATCATAGGTGGTGGCGTTAGTGCCACTGGTTGTGGTGTTGGTGCCACTGGTTGCGCCATTGGTGGCGGTGGCGGTGGCGGTGCCACTGGTTGAGGCGTTGGTGCCATTGGCACAAATCTATTGCCCACTATGCTTCCTCGACCTCGTAAAAATTGTCGGGGGTCCATGCCTATAGAAAAAGAACCTAAGCCATTAGCCATTTATTTACCCTTTTATTTTTTTATTAATATATAAAACTAATGCGTAAACCACAAGCCTATCATTCCCAGACCTTTGTTTTTGATGAATTAACATAAGTAGGTAAACAAGTAGCTGCTACCTCTGGACTGTTATATTTTTTATTAGGTGGAAAGTAATTTTGTCTCCGGATAGTTTTAGCAAAGTACATACATCGGTTTAAATCTTTCCAGTAAGTTTTGTCACCATAAGGTTGACCATCTAAATATACCGTTAGCATAAATACAAGTAGCATTATCCACCTAACGACAGTATATAAATAAAACCTATAAGTAGACCAATAATAACAATACCTCCTATACAAATAAATATAAAATCAGCTACTTTTTGCCTAAATTCTGCCCGGGCATGCACTTGTCTTTTACGTTCAGCACGAATATCTTTTTCCATTTGAACCAACTCACCCCAAGCCTCTTTGCCCCATGAATAAACAATTAATTCATAAAGTTGTTTTCGCATCTCGGCCATCTTACGTTTGGCTATAAGCGCATCAAATGCTTCTTTTTCAACAGATTTTGCTTGAGTAAGTTTTTTGAATAAGCTAGGTTTTTTAGCTCTACGTTCGGCAGCATTAACATCAGATACACACTCAAACCAACGAGAAATGTGTCCCATAGCAGATTCTAGCTCACGACCTGCATTAACAGCTTTTGTAACGCCATTCAAACATTTGCTAGCTATAGTAATAGCAGCGGTAACGGTCAATGGATCAGGCATTTACATCCACCAAATAAGCGTTGCTACAATAAATCCACAAACACAAGTTAAAATTAACCACAATATTAAAAAAGGATACATCTCTTTACAGAATTGATATATTGCTTGTTTTTTAATTTGCTGATGATCTGTCATACTTTTACCTTTTTTATTTATTTAAGTTATTTTTTACTCATCCATGCTGAAACGCCAAAGTAACCACACACCACACCTGCCATAGCAAGGTAGTACATGGATATAAGCTCTTCGAGAACGTCTAGCTTTTCAGTAGATACTAAGTCGGTAAGTAGTATGATTGTAAGAATAATCATGCTAGATAAAGCAATCCATGACATCTTTTTTTGAGTTTGTAGCTTCTCAAGCTGTATTAACTCTTTACTACTCTGTATCTCATCATCACTAACGATGCCATCGTGATCTAAGTCAAAACCTTCGAAACGACTATCCTTCTCTAGCGAATGAGAGCCTTTCGTAGTTTTTACCGTTGTATTTGAGTGCTTTTTTTCTATTTTTTCCTTTGACATAACTACAATGTACCCAGCCTGAGTTTGGTTCTTCCTCACGGTAGAACTCTAAAATTAATTGATCGTAGTCTAAATTAAGCATAATCCAATGTGCCAAATCTTCATTGCTTATATGCGGTACTTCAAAATCAACCGCTTCTCCTTTTACGTGTTGAGAACTATCACTAGATCCTATCGCACGATTCAGTTCTAAACAACGAAAACCGCTAGATGGGCGCAAAGGCACCCCATAATTGATTCTAACGGGTTCTAGTATGTTTAGGCATACATTCTTCAAAGATTCTAGTTGCGTGTCGTCAGGAGCGTTTTTGATGCCTTTACGCTCTGCTGTAGAAGACTTGGTTAGCTCCTGTAAGGTAAAATGGTCAGATAAACGCATGTTATACCAACCCTAACGCTTTTCGCCTCTCAATGTCTGCTAATAGTTGTTCGCCTGTACCCATGCCAGGAGCCACGGGCCGTGGTTGTTGGTTCGCTAGTGGTGTAAAATTGCTTGTGTCGGGTAAGTTCAATGTCGATGCCTGTGGTCTTAAATTTTGCACTTCTTCTGTTACTTGTTCTGTGATAGGAGCAGTTACCTGTCTAGTTTGTTCTCTAATTGGTCGTGTTTCTTGTTCTAATCTTTCAAGCCCAGAGCTTTGTGCTTCTTGTTGTACTTGAATAGCTACTTGACGTATTGCTGTTAATGCTTGATCAATAACTTTTTCATCAGCTAAGTCTTGTGCTCCTTTAGCTCTAATAGGTGCAAGGCCATCTGCTATTCTTTGTGCTTTTTCTGCTGCTTTACCACGCAATCTTTTGCTTGTTAATACTTTCATTACAGACTTCGTGCGTAAAAGTTTAGAAAATCCAAACATACCTGCTGCTCCGATAATCGTGGTCACAGGAGCAGTAAGTACAGAAACAGCGAAACCTGCCGAAAAAGCGGCTGCGGCAAGACCTGTTTGGCCTTTTAAAACTTCATCAGATACTATGCCTGATTGTTTTGCTATTTTAGAAAGATTGTCTACCTCTTCTTTTCCTAAAATTTCAACAAGTTTATTTTTGTCTTTTTGTATTTTTTTTGTTAGTTCTCTAGCAAACTCACCACTTTTTATGGCCTCAGCAATAGTATTTTTATCTGCCGTTATTTTAACAGGCAATAATCTTTGAACGACTGCTGTTTTAAAATTATCTAACTCTCCCTCTGAAAGTTCTTTTTGTAAAGATGAAAATGCCTTAGTGTTATTTTTATCTAATACATAACTAACAAGTTTATCTGTATCGGCTATCCTTCCAGAATTTATTGATTTCAAAAAAGCATCTTGAGAATCGGCAGTTTTTTGAAGTTGAGCTACTTTTAATTGTTCTAATACCTCATCAAGACCTTTAGTAGACGTTTTTACTCCTTCTAATGCTGCGGTTTCCAGTGCTCTTCCTGATTGACTAAGATCGTCTATAGCAAAATCATTCATCAGTTGTTTTACTCGACCATAGTCTTTACCGAATAATTGTTTACCAGTAGCTTCTCCGAGATTTTCAAAAGCATCAGACAATTCTTTTAAAGTAGTGCCTTTATTAGTATCTATCCACTCTCCTGCAAGTTTTTTTCTAAAACTTTCTTTAAAAGAAACAGGATCGATATTACGTTTTGAAAGTTGATCATATAAACGTAAAGTTTCTGCATATTCTCTAGTAGCTCTTCGTTTTAACTGACCACCAACAGAATTAAGGTCATCTGGTAATGTTTTATATTGCTCTGGAAATTTTAAAAAGTTTTGATTTTTATCAAATTTAAATTTACCTTTTTTGTCACTGGCTTTAAGAAAATCTGCACCTTCTAATTTTAATATGCCGTCTTTTATACCTTGAGTTGTGCCTTTATCAAAATCTCTAGCTGCTTGTTCTAAAACATCATCGCCTGTTTTTCTTACCTGTGCTAATTGTCCTCTTACAAAAGCAGAAGGAGTAATAGAATTTAAGAAGTTCTTTAATTTATTAGGTTCGCCTCGACTAACAAATAAATCAACTAATTGTTTACCATCGGCAGCAAAACCTTGTTTAATCTGAGCACGAATGGCGTTATTAATGCCTGAATTTATCCCTTCAATATTAGTTTTATAAAAATCTTGTGCTTCTTCTAATTTATTTATTGCATCTTTTAATGCTGGATTGTTTTCTTCTATTGCTTTTAATTTTTTTGCTTCAACAGCCTCATCTAACTGTTTTATTACGTCGCCTATTAAATTAGCTGAAGGGCTATTTTTTAAATTTGGGTCTAAAATAGTTGATCGTAAAGCTGACCTGACTAAAGGTATTTGATTAATATCAACTGTATTAAACTGAGGATCAGTTAAAACTTTTATTATTTCTTTGCCATCTATGTCTTCTAATTGAGCTTTTTGCAAGGCAGCCATAGTGGTTTGCTGTGCTTCAGGCCCTAAACCTCTTAAACTAAGAGTATCTTTTATGTCTTTTAAATCGATTTTGGCATCTCGACCCGCAGATTTAAAAGCAGTATCCGCTTGACCGTACAAATTTGTCGTGTGCATATTAAATAATTTAAAAGAAGAATCTAGCGCATCTAAAAAAGGCTCTGCTGACAAGTTAGGATCTACCTCAAACGCTTTTTCTAGTTGTTTAAGTTGAGGCTGTAGAATATCGTCCATGTGTTGTCTTGCTATTTTTATAGCATCATCTGTCTGTAATCTAACCGAAATGTTTTCAATAATTGGATCTATAACTCTATTTATATTCTCTAATGCCTCTTCTTTATCTAACAAGCCTAACTTAGCATCGTTAATTTGTTTTTCTACAAAAATACGATTTTCTGTAGAAATTTTATTTGGTTTAAAAATTTGCTCTAAAATAGATTGAGTTCTGCCTAAAATAGATTTACCAGATAAAGTCTCAACAGGTATTCTTGCCCCCTCATCAATCATTTGTCTCATTGATAGAGCTTGAGCTTCTCGAGCTATTGGAATTGCTTGTTTTAAAGCCTTTGCCTCGCTTACTTTATCTTTTTCTATAATTCTAGCTTTTATTTGATCAACTAATTCTTGATCAGGTTCAGCACCTCTACCTTTGGCATAATAGCCAACACCTTTAGCAATTCCTCGCAAAACAGTATCAAATACACCGACAAATAATGCTTCAAAACCTACGTCTTTCATTATTTCTTTAGGTTCTTGTCTTTCTTGTCTTTCTAAGTCTCTAACAACAACTTCATCAAAAAGTTTTCCTGCTCCTGAGGCTAAAGCAACCAGAGGAACAGCCGCAAAAGCTCCCATCCCAGTGGTAGCTATACCAGCACCAACACCACCTAGTAATGGAAAAATTTCTTTTGCAAAAAAATTAGAAACGTCATACTTAGTTAATCCTGGCTGATTAACAAAAATTGATCCAGCTTTAGGCAAGTTATATTCGTCTTTTATTTCATCATTTATATTATCTAAATTTAAAATAAAATTACCTTTTTCATCTTGAAAATAAGAGTTTTCGCCAAATATTCCCTCTATTCTTCGTGCTTTGTCCTCTGCATCAAAGCCACGAGCCACGCTTCCTTGTACTAAAGCACTCTCTACCTCTCCAATGTGAGTTGGCTTTATAGGCTCATCTTCACCTTGTATAGTTTGACCAGTGCCTGTTTTGCTTTGTTGTATTGCCTCTGCTAATGACATACCTGCAAAAGGGCTAACGTCTGATGGTGCTTGCGACTGAGCATCTAAATCGGAAGGAAAAAAGGTATTTAAAATTAATTCAGACTCTTCTTCTGTAGGTGTATCCCCTTCAATTTCTACTTGTTTTATACCTTCAGGGGTTTCAACATCTATAATTGCCATGATGTAAGACCTATTTTGATTTTCGAAATAAGTTTGGGTTATCTTTATCTTGCACTAAAGTAGCTGGCAGCTTTTTAGTTTGAGCAGTTGCAGACTCTCTTTTTTGTTGAAAAGGCTCTAATATTGTAGATACTTCTCGTCCTGATTTAAGTTGCAAACCAGTCACTTCTTCATCAATAGAGTCTAAATTAGATATTGCACGTTGTCTTTTACTTACAGCTAAATTTCTAAGTTCTAATAACTTTTCAAATATTACGTTTGGATTTGAAAAAGCAGTTGAAAAACCAAATTTTCCTCTCTCTCTTAAACCTATATCATCAAAATAACCTTTTACAAAATTTTGAACGTCAAAATTTGAAATAGAATTAGCAGATTGATTTTCTCTTAATGCCAAAGGTATTGATTGTTGAATTAATAAAGCTAATTTTCCTTCCCACTCTTTTCTACTAAATTTTTCTCTAGAGTTTGGATCTATTGATGATTTATTCATTAAGGCGTTTAAATTTTCTTTAGTAGCTTGAAAGATACCCGATGCACCAAAAATATTACCTTGTTTATCAACCATGCCTTGAGTCAAATCATCAATATTTTTTATTGCTCTATTAGATTCGTTTATGCCGTTTAAGTTATCGTCATACTCATTTCTTATAGATTTTGCATCAGATGTACTTATTCTAGTATCTTTCAATGCTTTTGCGAGATTTGCATCTCTTGTTGCTAAGGCTTTTTGTGTTTCTACATAAAAATCAGACGGCTGGGAATTTTGAGGAACACCGTTTTCTGCAATATAATCCATTCCTAAATTAAACATTTCTCCTTTTTTTATCTTTTGACCATCAGCTAATGTTAAGTCAGATGTTGCTACAAAATAAGAAATATTTCTAGCATCTTGCATTCTTTGATTTCTTAACTCGTTAATTTTTTGTAATCCGTATTTAGCTTTACCTAACTCAACTTGACGTTTAAAAATTCTTTTTTCTTTAGCGTCTTCAGTAAATGTGTCTCCCATTTTTTCCATAGCCGCTGAAAAATTATCGAAAGCATTTTGACTTTTGCCCCCTGCTATTAACAGACCAAATTTAGCTAAATCCATACCTTTTTCAAATCTAGTTTTACCCTCATACTCTGGCATAACATCCATATACTCTTTAAAAAAATCATCAATAGTTTCTTTTTGTTGTCCCTGTGTTTTATCTTTATTTAAAGTATTAACAAAAGTCGTTATAGGCTCTTGCGTTCCATCTGACCCTCTCTCTTCTGCTCTTCGATCTGAAATTAAAGTTCGAATTGCGGATCTAACATCCTCTGGACCCAACAATGAATCTTCACTACGCTCTTGTTGTTGTTCGTCTGGTGTCTTAGGGCCAGCTTGCATACCTTGTAATTGCTCACCTCTCTCCTCTGCTATTTCTCGTAGCCGTCTATCCGTTCGAAATAAATCTTCATCTCTTAGACTAGCTCTATCTATGCCTTTAAAATCACTATCCGTTAAACGGCCTCCACTCGGCTTTTTTTCTAAAAAAGCAAATTTAGGAGGAAGTAATCCAGGCGTAAGATTAGGATCTAAATCACCCGTTATGTTTTGTCCTTGTAACATTTGTTCACTGGCCAAAGGTTGCCCACCTGTTCTTGGAGCATCTAAAATACTTGTTCTTAAATTAAGATCACCTCCAGTTCTTGGAGCCTGTAATATACTAAGTCTTCTGATATCTCTTGCTGATATTGGACCTGTAAAGTTTTTAAGCCGTTCGTTTAATAATAGCTCCGCAGCTTTTTGATCAACAGGGTTTATTTGTCTATCATCTATTACCATAATTAATCCCTTCTAAAAAAGTTAGCTACGCTAGGTAGCCCTGCGGCTTGTCCTAAACCTGCAACACTTATTCCTGTACCAAGAGCCGTGGACAACGGACTAGCACCAGGAGCTTGAGTTGATGTCAACTGCTGTTGAAAACTTGGTACGCCACGTAAAATATCACTAATAAATCCAAATCGAGTAAATGGGTCTTGTGATTGAGCTTGTTGATTTAAGAAATCTGTATCGAGTTGTCTTTGTGCAAAGGATTGCTCGAGTCCACCTAACCCTAATTGTGCTTGTTGTCCTCGTAACCCTATATTACCTAATAAAGTAGCTAAACCTGCCTGTCTTGCTTGTTGGTTTTCAAAAGCTCTTTGTGCATCTTGAAAGGCTTGAGACTGCAAACCCGCAATAGTTTTAGCACGAACGTCTTGTAACCCTCTACCTAATTCTGCTTCTTGTACTGCTTGACGAGTACCACCAAAAGCACCTTGCGCTACTTGATCACCACGTAATTGATTAAGTTGTTGTAAACCGCCCCTGTCTATTTCTTTTAAAGCAGCATCTCTTACTAACGCAAGGTTAGGATCTATAAATTGTTGTAGATTTGCAGCAGTAGGAGCTTGTGCTGTACCTCTCGCTACATCAGCAGCTTCAGTAAGAAATGGTAAAAAAGAAGGCAATCCTCTTGCTTGTTCTAGATCTCTAGTAACTAAACTACTTAATGGTGCAACTTCTTGTTGTGGTAAATCTCTGGGAGTAGTACCTAATGCAAAAACAGGATCTAATAATCTTCTAGTATAATCCTCAATAAAAGGAGCTGGTCTATTAATTACCGTTTGTTGCGTTTCGTTTGGGTTTGTACTCATATTACTTCCTTATGCCATCCTTTCAAATCGACTCATTAAGTCGTACATTCTTGCTGCACCTAAATCTCTGTCTCCGTTACCCGCACCCCTGACTGCTTGTGCTGTTAATACAAACTCACCGTCAGACAATCTTGCAGGTATACTATCTGATGTGCCAGTGCCTGGGCCTACTATTTCACCACCCGTCGCTGCCATTAAACGCTCACTAGGAAATGCTGAACTTAAATAATTTTGTGCATCTTCAATACTTATACCAGTTTGTCTAGCTAACTCTGCTGCTCCAAATGGAGCACTTATTCCTGCTGCAAACTGTTGTTCTGCTGTTCTTTGGTCACGCGGTGTACTAAAAAACTCTTGTCCCGCTGTCATTTGTGGATTTACATCAGTTCTTTGTTTATTAAAATCTGATTGATACTTAGCAGCAAAAGCCGCAGCTCCCAATGGTAAACCAAATTTTAATAAATTTTTGCCTAAATCACCTTTTAAAGCATCTGTTATTTTAGTTAAACCACCTGTAGTTTTAGCTGCTTCTGCTACCTTACTTCCAACATTAATATCCTTAAGAGACGTTGGAAATTTAGACCCTGCTACTTCTAAAAATTGTGATTTAGAACCTGGATCTCCTAATTGTGTTTTTTCAAGCACTTTTTTTGCTGCTTCAAATGGGGAGGACATTAAACCTTCTGGAGGCGTCGTTGATAATACTTCACTACCAAGCGAACCTGTTGTAGGTAATGCAAATTTACTCTGTACTGCTGGTGCTGCTCGTCCAAATAATTGACCAAAACCAATAGTTTTACTTCCTCTTGGATCTAAAGAAAGATTACCAATGCCACCCCTAACTGCTGATCCTAATTTACTAAAAAGACCAGCACTTGAAGGTGCTCCCTGAAAACCAGCTATCCCACCTGCTAATGCTTGACCCCCAAAAAATCCTGTTGCTGCTCCACCTAAAATACCTTTAAGTCCTTTACCCTCAGCAGCACCTATAGCTGCCCCTAATGCTGCTCCAGCGGGTGGACCTGCTACTGCACCTACAACAATAGGAGCTGCTTTTTTTACAACTTTAAATGCCTTCTTAAATAATTTTTTAAAGAAAAATTCTGGTTGACCAGTGATAGGGTTAATACTATTTAAGGTATTACCTACGACATAACGATTAGGGTCTTGAATACCCATTAATTGCATTTGTCTGAATAATTCGTCTTTAAGATTTGGATTAGCTTCTAATATCTCAGCAGGAACAACTGTCTCACCCTCTGCTGCGTGTACCATATAGGTATCACCATATCGTCCAAATTCTGCTAAATTGTCTGCTAATTGTTGTATGCCGTTAGTCATCTCTAGTAATCTCTAAATAGCTGCCTACTACGTGTAAGCGGTTAGCGTTACCTGCCGTAACTTTTAAAGCCTCCCCTTCTTCTACTACTAATGGCGCAGATAATAATTCAACCGTGCCATTACCAGTGGTGGCTTTGACGTTAAACAATACAAATACGTTAGATGACGTATCAGTAATTGTCAATGTTATAGTGGAAGCTGACCCACTATCGTCTGCAACTAAAATAGATTTAAAGATAGCTGTAGCTGGACTAACAGTGCTAGTGGCCGTAGGTGCAGTATATAAAGTAGTAATACCTGTAGTAGTTAAATCTACTTTTGCATTTTTATAAAACGTACTCATCTAGCCTAAAAACCACGCTAAACTACGAGAGTTATCTTTACCCTCTACTTGTTGTGGAAAATCTTTGCTTTGCAAAGCAATTTCGATTTCTCGTAAAATGCTTTGTAGGGTGTCTGCATCATACTCATCAGGTGCCTGAGCTAACGATGACACAAGTAATTTTGCCATTATCGCCTCCCATCTGGTCTAAGGTCAAGCCTAGTATCTCCTAACGTCCAGTTAACATTAGATATATTACTTTCGATACGTAATGCTATTTGTCGTGCTCTAGCTCGAGTAAAAGACTGTTGTGTGGTAGGTAATATCGCATTAGTTGAATTAGTCACTAATGTATCACCAGGAAAATTTCTAGTTTTTAATACAAAATCAACCTGATCTGTTGATGCAATATCAGGAATAATACGGCTAACTAACATAAAATTATTACCATCTGGGTCTAAATCTATATCAGCAGATTCAATAAAGCTGGTCATAGCTGCGCCATCATCGGTTGTACCTGTTTCATGCGTAAATACAGTAGTGTTGCCATTACTATCATTACCTGCAGCTCTTGGTAAAGTGTGAATATTAAAATCTAACCAAGCAGTTCGAGATAATGTGCCTATATCCCATGTTTTTTCAGCATAATTATATTTAACGTATTTATCATTTTCTTCCGAACTCAAAGATGGGTAAAACCAAAATACCTCATCAAACATTTTATTTGACCCTGCTACTATTTTTTCGCTTTGGTCAATATTAATATCATCAAAAATATGTCGTAACACAGTGCAAGGTATAATAGATAAGCGACCTGCATACACATAAAAGTTTTCTGTACTCATCCAAAATACGCTATCTGCTACTGTGGTCACAGCATTTGGACCTATTAAAGATGTATTACTAGCTAATAAAGTAATACCAAAAGTATTAGGTGGGCCTAAAAATTTCATAGAGTGAGTATTTACATCAGTATAAATTAATATTTCTTGCTTTGTTTTTACCGCACGAATTATTTCTGAACCAGAAGATATAGTTAAACCACCTGCTGTATTAGTAATTCTTGGTGTCCACACAAAAGGATTTTCTTGATCTGAGAATCTTACATGTAACGGATTAAGTGTTGTAGAACCAACTTCATTACAACCAAAAGCTAAAACATGTCTATCTTCAGTTGAAACCATTATTTGTCTAACTATTGTTGGTGCATCTGAAGCACCGGATTGAGAGGCTAAATCAGTGGCTCTTGTGCCTGTTGTTAAAGTTCTATCCCAGTAATAAGGTGTGTTATCTTTTGCATTAAATATTAAATCTTCACCAAAATTATCTTGAAACCATAGTCTTAACTGTAAGTTAGCACTTGTATTATCAGATAAATTACCCCATCCTGAAAAATCATTTGCTAAAACTACAACATCTCCATCGCTATGAGATGCGTTTGCTGTAGTAGGAGAACTTCTACTTGTACCACTATAAACAGAAGTATTTCTAGCGGAACGAGTTAAATCACTTAATGTGTTCGTAGATACTGTGTCATATAAAACTAATTCGTTATTAATTTTTATTAAACCTAATAATTTTACAGCTGCACTACTACTTGCTGTAGCAGCTGTGGTGCCATCAGCACCTCTAGTTAAACCGCTAAAAGTATTGTTAGCATTACCTGTATAAATAATATTTTCACTACCAATTTTTATTGTGCCTTTTGCGGGAAAATTAGAGCTATCAGCTACAGCGATAGTTGCAGCATCTATCTCGATGTCAGCAGATAGGGTGGTATCCGATGGTAGAGCAAAACCAGTGGCATCAGTAAGTGTTATAGAACTGGCACTTGTGCTTACAGCTCCATTTAATGTAGTAGCCACTACATCGTTTAAATTACCACCGTATAATCCTGCACCCCAACCTATACCTGGCACAGCAGAACTAGTACCTACTGATATTTCATATTTAGCAGTTACAGTTCCTCCTCCAGTTCCTGAACTTGAGGCTGCATCACCCGTATCTACTTTATATTGTGAGCTACTTAATACTTCAGTTATTTTTAAATTTGTATTAATTGCAGATGCGGCTACTCCATTAAATGTTGATGCTCCTGAAAAAGTAACAAAATCTCCCGTTTTAGCACCATGATCTGCATCAGTTACGGTTAACACTGAACTTAAATTTGTAGAGGTAAACGGATTAGATAAACTTGCTTGTGTAGCTCTCAAAGGAGTAATGTCGTTATAAATACCTCCTTCTTCAATAAGAAATTTTTCACTCGTTCCTACGCCCATGAACTTTGAGCCATCTAAAGCTATCCAAGTAAAAAGAGAACGAACGATTCCTAAAATAGTGTCAGAACTAAGTTTTAACCAACCACCTAGTTTTTCAGCACGGCCCTTGCGAAAGCGTATTAAACTAGAATCAAACCAACCCATCTCATTTGCATAAGATGTACTTTCTTTATTAATACCTGGTCTAAATTGTAGTTTTACTAATGGCATTACAATCTCAATAATAAAGTAAGAATAACACCTGCCATTCCTGTTAATAAAGCAAAAGTATGTTGTCGAATATTGCGTTCGATATTATCAAGTCGGTTGAAAACAGTTTTGTCTCGTTCCTCCGAACGAGCTACATGAGCCTCTAATTTAGCAGCAACATCATGTACTTTTTCATCCATATCTTTCATTTTATTCAGCATTAGCAATAGTTAAATTTCCAGCGGCAACTTCTTTTTGAATTGCTATGTAATCACTATTTTTAGAATCTAAGGGAACTACAATATTCCTACCATCAAGTGTGCATTTTATATTTTTAATAGTTGGGCCACCTGTATAAAGTTCATCTTCGGTGTATTGTGCATTTGTATATGTTGCCATTTTTAAGCTCCTAATTCACATGAAATAAAACAACGTGATGTTCCTGATTCTGCTGTATCTAAAAAAAGTGCAACTTGACCTCCTGTTGTGAAAGATGTGGTTGAATAAGCAGCATTAAAAGTAAGCCCATTTTGTCCAGGACCTACTGTTCCTATTGAACTAATTGTGGTTACATTGGCTGCTGTGCTTGATAAAATCAGTAACTCATTTTGATCTATTGTTGGGGTCGCACGAAAGGGCACTACATTAAATAATTGTAATCTTGAACTCGTTGTAAAACTATGTCCAGTAGCGATTGCACTAGCATTTGCAGAATCGTCACTTGTTTCTAACCACCCTCTAAAGTATCTTGCACATTTTAAAAATTGATCACTAAAATCTGTAAAAGAAAACGCAGATGCAGAGGAACCTTTTTCTAATTGTACTTGCGATATTTGTAGTTTATCTGTTCCTGCCGTGGTTCCAGTAACATTTGACCATATAAAAACAGCTACATTTTTTGCTCCAGAGGTATCTATCGTTGCTGTAATAGAATACTTTGCAAAAGAAGTAGTTACATTTAAATCAGCGGGTGTATTTTCAAAAGTAAAATTAGATACTAACGTAGGGTTAGAACCTTCAGCTTCCCAAGAATTAATTATATCTTTAGTTGGAGCATCCTCAGTGCCATCCCAAGCTATAATAGCTGCACGAACATCATCAAGATTTGCAGTGGCTTGGGCTTGAAAACTTAAAGTTACCTCTTGTCCCAAGATAGATTCGCAGTTTACATTCTCAAGAAATTGAACAATACCAAATTTTTTGTTGGCAGTTTCTACTTCTAATTCTATTGCGTTTTGACTACCTGTAGGCACGTTTGAGTCAGTTTGAGCAATATCAACAATATCATTACCATCACTTAGTAAAATCCACTTATCTAAAGTATAACTAGCATCATTGTTTGCACCTGAAAAAGGAGTTGTTGCATTTATAACTTTACCACGTTGAGCTACATTAAATTCTGGATTGAGTATGTAGTTATGTGCTTGTAAACCTGCCCCATTAATAGTAGCAACACCAGAAATATCTTTGTCATTTAATGTTATTCCTGTGTTGTGATTATGTGTGATAGTAACATCACTATCTGCACCAAAACTTAATACAGACGAATCAGATGATAAAGTAAGGTTATCGCCTACTTCTAAATTACTACCTATTACTGGATTATCTAAAACAGTTGCAACTGTTGAAGAAGAACCACTACCTGGAAACTTTAATATATAATCCTTACCATTTAGAATTTCAAAATCTCGGCCAGAATCATAAGTCCCTTGAAATATTAAAATACTACGACTACCTGACAAACTATTTCTAACAAATACTATTTTTTCCGCATCATTAGGGCTAAGTTGAACAAATGCTGTTCCACCTAAATCACCACCATCAACAAATTCTATAAATTTATTTCTACCATTAGATGAAGTGGCATTAGTTATAGGTAAGTCATTTGGAGATCCAGAACTACCTGTTGCTGCTAACGTGATACTAACAACACCATTAGTTGCTTCATCAATTAAGTCCATGTTGGTATTTGTCATGGTTCCCCATGTTCCAGCTTTATCTCCGGTTGCTGGTTTTTCTATACCTAAATTTGTTGTAAATGTACTAGCCATTGTATTTAATCCTATGCTGCTCTATCTTGTGCGTCATCAATTTCTGTATATACAGTTGTTTCTGAATTTGTTATTTCTGAATAAGTTACACTACTACTAGGAGTTATTTCAATAAAATTTAATTGTTGTGAATCATCTATTTCCGACCAAGTAATGCTTTGAGAATCATTAATGTTAAAATAAGTAATATTTTGTGAATCATCTATTTCAACCCAACCTAGTAAAACTCCTACCTCACCAGTTGCTGATTGACCATCTAAAGTTACATCAACACCCGTGCCTTCAACAATAGTGGGAGATCCCACTGCTCCTGTGCTAGATTGACCGGTTAAAGTTATATCTACCCCTGTGCCTTCAACTATAGTAACTGAGCCTACAGCACTTGTAGCAGATTGACCTGTTACAGAAACAGTAATACCTAATACAACATTTACTGAGCCTACAGCACCTGTCCCTAACTGACCAGTTACGGAAACAGTAGCTCCACCTGTAGCTGTTACAGAACCAACTGCACTTGTCCCTAACTGACCTGTTACAGCAAAAGAGACACCTGTTCCTTCAACTACCGTAACAGAGCCTACAGCACCCGTGCCACTTAAACCTGTTACGGAAACAGATGTATCTGTGGTTCCCCATGCGCCCTCACTCCACCCATCTCTCCCCCAACCGATAGCCATTTAAGCTATCCTTATAATTGCGTTAGATGCGTCAGCAGCTGGAAAAGTTATAGTAAAATCACCTGCACTACTACTTTTGTCGGAACCAAAGTTTAAAACAATAACAGAAGTATCACCGCTAGTATCTTCATTAAAAATTAAAGCTCCTCTAGCTGTTATAGTACTACTTGAAAAAGTTGTGTCAGCAAAATCAGTAATTGCTGTAGTGCCATCAGTGCTTGGGTCTACTCTAGTTAAAGTATTACCTTTAGCCGTATAACCTGTGCCACTAACCTCATTGCTTGTAGTATATGCAGTGGTACTTGCACCTAAACTAGCATCTGAAGTATATAAGGCTAACTTAAATGTATCACCACCACTATTCAAAAAATTATGCTTACCTTCTAATAATTCTTTTTTAAAAGAGGTACACATTGCAGATGTAATTGCCATATTAAATATCCTCTATGTTTTTCGCTATGTCTCTATGACCTTTTTGCTCTAAAATAACTTTAATGGTAGACCTTTCACTTTTTGCTACTTGTTGAAAGTAACCTACTAATAAATTTTTTATACGTCCTTTATATGCGATAGCTTGTTCTCGTAATGGTAAAGGAGTGTCAGCTGAAATTTGCACTATTCTATTTACTGCAATATTAGCCCATTCTTCAGCGTTTAATCCTCTATTTTTAGAAGTGACTACATCAGCATTTCCTAGATTTGACTCAACTTTAAGATTAAACATTAAGCAATAACCTCTTTTCTGAGTTTGTCATAACGATACTCATCTCTAGTATTTTTACCTTCACCAAGATTTTTAAGATACGCCAATGCTTCTTGATATCTTGCATTGTAAATCTGAAACATATCTGCTTCACCCTTCATAAAGGTATAAGCCTCAACTAATGAGGCATACAATAAAGCTAATTCTGCATTAGTTCCTAACCAACTCGTGCCATCACTTGTTGCAGTTATTGAAGTTGGCCTGTGATAATAATGTAATTCAGCAGTAAAACCAGAACTTGGTGTTGGAGCTAACAAAAACGTAGTTTCATCAAAATCTGCGTAATACTGTGGTACTCCTGTAGTGCTTGGGTCAGGTGTATAATCTTGTAAAAAAGTAGGGTGCTTACGTAATAAAAAAACATTTTCAGAATTATTTAATATACTTAAAGAAAAAGTAGATAAATAATCAGTAGGCTTTGTTAAAAACTTGTTACCTGAAGTTATAGCACCATTTACATTTTTACGAAATACATCTAGTTGCACCTCTTTAAAAATGCGTTCCTCTGCATTAATAATAAATCTTGATAAATTATTAACAAAAGTTGTTTCACTATTTTGTGTGTAATCTTGTATAGCTGTTTTTAATGTTGTAAATGTAAATGCCATATTATGCGCTCACTGTTACTGGACCTGCTGAAGCAAAACCACCGCCACCTTTAACATTACCTGTTGTAGCAGTTTCACTACTGGTGGTAAATGTATAACTATCAGTGTCCACTTTTGTTATCGAATACCCTGAAGATAACTCTATTACAGAATCTGTAAAACCATCAAAATTTTCTACATTTCTAAATCTAACTGTATCGCCTGTAGATCTGCCATGCCCAGGCTCTGTAACGGTAATTATCGCGGAGCCACTATCACCTGTTCTAAATCCATTAAAAGGTAATAAAACTTCAGCTGCTGGCTCTGTCCTATCTGGTCTACTCTGACGTAATGCTTGCGGATCAGCTTTTGTATGTCTAGGCTCTAATTGCGGTTGTTTAGATTCAAATTCATCTTTTCCTACCAACAACCCATTCCATTCTTTAATCATTTCTCTTAATTTATAAGTTCTACCTGATCTATCAGATATACCTAAAGCGTGTTTTCCAGAAGCAAAATTAGCCATTATATATTTAACGATGAGTAAGATGGAACTAGACGTAGCGCAGTTCTTTCGCCATCCTCAGCCGCAGCTCGAGCAAATTCTTCTTCATAAATATCTTTTAAAACACCTATTCTTTGAGGTGATTTTTTAACTGCAAGATGATATGCCAACCCTGCCACTAAACAAGGTAAAAACCTAAACGGAACATCTGGATTATTAGTTCCTGCGTCAGCATCTTGTATTCTTTTAACTCTATAAAAAATTAATTGGTCGGTAGAGTTCTCTGGTGTTGGCCACAAATTTATAGTAGGTGTAATTAACCTGTCTACAAAATATTGAGTCGGTCTACCTTGTTGTGTTTTATTAGGAATATTAAGATACTCAGCTCTTGATATTCTACTAACATTTATATCTGTATTATCTCGTCTAATTACAACCTCTAATAAATCTACTGTTGATTGTGCATCTACTAAACTAGGATTAG